GCCATTGGCGTTTATGGAAAACACAGACAAAGTCTGGTGCTCCTATGAAGAAACGATACTACGATCAAGCACTTGACTATAAGCAAGAATTAAACGACCTATGTACTACAATGGGATTTGAAGAATGGCCTTATAGATGTCTTGCACCAGTGTATAGAACTGGTAATATTGAAGCATTAGGTATAAAAGCGAAAGAATTAATTTCATGGGATCCGACTCCTATTTGCGATTCCTACATGGAAACGCCTACAGATCTATTTAGTATTGATCAACAGGTAGACATTAAAAATAAAGAGAAAAAATGGGTCTATGCTTCTCTTATACAAAAGCCAGGTTGGTTAGAAAAAACACATGGTGAATGGGAAGTACAAGCTTATGGTAATAAGAACTTAGGTCAAGAAAGAATTAGTGAACATGAACTATATAAAGTGTATCAGAAATCATGGGGAGTATTAGTACCGCCTCATTATCATACTTTAAGAAAAAGTGGTTGGTGGCGTGTACGATATGGAATGATTAGAGATGCTCAATGCGTTACTGTAGGAGATCCTACGGAGTTATCAATCTTTTTTGAAGATAGGATTAAATCAAGAAAATCAATCGAGTTAATGAGTGATAGTGAATTAAAAGATTATCGAGATAAGCAACTATTAGATTATGAAGATATATTCTGGTCTAAAGAGGAATTAAAAAACTTTATAATAGATTTATTATGAATGGAATATTAATTGTAGAAGGCCCCGATGGTGCTGGTAAGACTACATTAATTAATAAACTTAGAAATCATTGGCTATTTGAAACTCGCTATATGCATCTTCGAGTGCATAAAGAAATGGAAAAGTGGCATTGCGCTACTGCGAGAAGAGCCATTCGATTATCAAAAGACTATCTTGTTATCTTAGATCGACATTGGCCGAGTGAGCAAATCTATTCTTATGAACGAGCACCTGGTCCAAGCTATAATCCTATGAATATGGTTGATTGGCTAAAGAGTCATGGTGCAATTTATATATGGGCTATACCAGAAGATTATGAAAGATTGATTGAAGAACATAAGACTAGAAGAGAAGAAAGACACGAAGAGTATCACGATATAACGAATGTTGTTAAAAGATATTATGATCATTGGTACGGTACTTATGAAGGGCCAGATAACTATTTAAAGAAGATACAACCATTAAATAAAAGAGATGACTTCATACGATACGATCGGTTTACTGATAAAGATATTTTAGATAGAATAATAGATAAGTTAAGACCATAGAAAGGAAGAAAGCAATGCCTATGAATCATGCTAATGAAGTCTATCGCAATCTACTTGATGAAGTAGAAGATAGAGGATTCGGAGCAGACCCTCGTGGTATGTTTACGAAAGAGATTATCGGACATACGACTAGATGTGATATGAGTTCACCTATCGTTACGATACCAGAAAGAGAACTTGGATATAAGTTCATGTTCGCTGAAGCACACTGGATACTATCAGGTGATAATCGAGTATCAACAATTAAACCTTACTCTAACGTTATTAAAAGATTTAGTGATGACGGAGTATTTTATTTCGGAGCCTACGGCCCTAAAGTCGTAGATCAATTACCTTATATCTGTAAAGCTTTAAATGACGATATAACGACACGTCAAGCTTGTATTAATATATGGAGAGAGAAACCACCCGTATCGAAAGACGTGCCTTGCACGTTATCTTTACAGTTCTTAGTTCGAAGAGATACTTTATATGTGATTGCGAATATGAGAAGTAATGACGTATGGCTCGGTTGGCCTTACGATAACTTTAACTTTAGTATGATCGGTTTATCTGTCTGTCTTTTAATGAAAGAAATTCATGGTAAAGATCTTAAATTAGGAATGCTGACGAATAATGCGGGTAGTCGACATCTTTATAAAGAGAACTTTGAAAAGGCTTATAAAGTGATAGATTCTAAAGAAATGGGTAATTCCTATCCAACTTTTAAACCTGAAAACTTTAACAGCTTTGAAGATTTAAAGCAACAATTAAACACGTGGAAAGATAATCCTAGTGAATTTTTTACAACATAGACCTTCGAAAGATGAATACTTTATGGATATGGCACTCCTTGTGTCAGAGAGAAGTACGTGTCTTAGAAGAAAAGTTGGTGCTGTTTTAATTAATAAAAGAAAACATGTTCTTGCGACAGGGTATAACGGTGTGGCATCAGGACAACCTCATTGTTTAGATATACCCTGCATTGGTGCTAACTCAGCATCAGGAACTGATTTAGATTTATGTGAAGCTGTTCATGCGGAACAGAACGCACTCCTTCAGTGTAAAAATGTGTTTGAAATCGATACTTGCTACGTTACAGTATCTCCTTGCATGACGTGTACTAAGTTATTATTAAATACGAGTTGTCAAACTATTATCTTTGAAGAAGATTACGTTGATCAAAAAGCAAGATTATTATGGGAACGACACGATAGAAAGTGGGTAAGGATTGACGGATCTTTTCAAACCCACTAGCAATTGGACACCTCCTACAGTACTTCCTGATCTTTCACCCTCTAAAATAATCGGAGTTGATTTAGAAACATTCGACCCAGGCTTAAAGAAGTATGGACCTGGAAGCATCAGAAAAGATGGTCATGTTGCAGGAATCAGCGTAGCAGGAGATGATGGTAAAGGTTATTATCTTCCTATCGCACATCAAGACGGTGGCAATCTTCCTAAACCTTTAGTTGTAAATTATTTAAAAGAATTACTTGCGACTGATACTCCGAAAGTATTTGCGAATGCCTTATACGATTTAGAATGGCTACATAATTTAGGAATTAAAGTTAATGGTAAATGCTATGACGTTCAATTACTAGAACATCTTATAGATGAGAATCAGAAAGATTATTCATTACAAGCTTTAGGAAAGAAGTATGTCGGTGATGGTAAAGACGAAACTTTATTAACGGATGCTGTTCGAGCACACTTCGGAAAGAAAGATGTAAAGGGAAATATATGGCGCCTTCATAGTAGTTATGTAGGACCGTATGCGGAACAGGATGCGATACTTCCTGTAAAGATTATTAAGGAACAGTGGAAACAGATAAAACAACAGGAACTAGAAAAGATTGTAAAATTAGAAACAAACTTAACTCCGATGCTTTTATCTATGAGAGTACAGGGAGTAAATGTAGATTTAGATAACGCAGAGAAAGTATCTAAAAGATTAGAACTACAAGAACATGAAGCGCAGGATATTTTAAATAAGAAATCAGGTATCGATTGTAATGTATGGGCAAATGAAAGTTTAGGAAGAGCCTACGATAACTGTAGTATTCCTTACGGTCGTACTCCTACAGGAAAGCCTAGCTTTACTCAAACGTTTCTTGATCAAGCTGAAGATGAATTATCAAACTTAGTCTTAAAAGTCAGAAAGTTAAATAAGCTACGCACAACATTTATTCATGGTATGATTTTAGAAAAGCATGTTAATGGAAGAGTTCACTGTCAGTTTAATGCGAGAGGAGCAGTTACAGGGAGATTTAGTTCGAGCAACCCGAATCTTCAACAGGTACCTGCTCGTGATGAAGAACTATCTAAATTAATACGAGGCCTCTTTTTGCCTGAACAAGATCAGAAATGGTATTGTATTGACTACGCACAGCAGGAGCCGAGATTATTGGTTCACTTTGCATCAAGATTAAAATTACCAGAAAGTATGACGGCGTTATCAGCTTATAAGACTGATGAGAAAACGGACTTTCATACGATGGTCGCATCAATGGCAGGAATAAAAAGAAAGCAAGCGAAAACGATTAACTTAGGATTATTCTACGGTATGGGTAAAAAGAAATTAGCGAGTCAGTTAGGACTTGAATGGAATGAAGCAGAATCTTTATTTAAGAAATATCATACACGTGTTCCTTTCGTGAGAGGTCTATACGATAGAATGTTAAACTATGCGAGCAAGAGTGGTTATATAAAAACTTTACTCGGTCGCAAACGACACTTCGATCTATGGGAAGATGCTACTGACTTCGGAAGCATGGGTCATCCATTAGAACGAGCAAAAGAAATTTATAAAGGAAAACCATTAAGGCGTGCTTATACTCATAAAGCATTAAATTCTTTAATACAAGGAAGTGCGGCTGATGTAACAAAAGCGGCTATGCTCAAAGTCTATGAAGCAGGGCTCTTGACTCCTTTATTAACTGTTCATGATGAACTTGATTTCTCGATACCTCAAGATGATAAGGGATTAGAACAGTTAAAAGAAATTGTCCATGAAATGAAAAACTGTGTTGATCTAGATCTACCTCTTCAGGTTGATGTAGAATCAGGGAAAGATTGGGGTAACATTGAGTGAAGCGAATCTGTGGAATCTTACAAGAAAACATCTTAATGATTTCTTTTTACAAAGAATAGAAACAGCGATTGAAAGAGGAATCCCTGATCTCTTTTACTGTACGCCTGAAGGCGTTTGTGGCTGGATTGAAGGAAAGTACGCTGATAAACCCGTTAAAGAAACCTCGAAAGTAAGACTCAAAGTATCAGTAGAACAGATAGCGTGGCATCGTTCCTTTTCTCGATTTAAAGGGCGTGTCTATATCTTAGCTAAAGTTAGTAAGGAAATTTATTTATACCGGCCAGAAATGGCTGAAAAGCTGATTTCTGGCGTAGTTTATACCGACTTAAAGGGTCTATCGATAGCTTCTGATTGGAATTCAATAAAAAAGGCCCTTTCCGAAGAAAAGGCCTTCTAGTACGTTTTGTTATAAAGTTTAGGAGGACTTAATGAACAAAATATAATTTTATTGTACTCGAATTATAGATAATTGCGACAAAATTATTTTTTTCGTATATAATAAATTTAAGATAAAGAAAGGAGAATCCAATGGCCGATATTGAAGCTATTAAAAAGAAGATCGCAAAACTACTTGCGATGGCTAACGATTCAGGTGCTTCGGAAGCTGAAGCACAGATGGCTTTTGAAAAAGCACAGGAATATCTTGCGGAATATAATTTAAACGCAGACGATGTTACTAACGATTTAGAACATGAAGATATTACTGATGAAGCTTTTACAGAGCAAGTAAGAGAGACATGGCAGATTACTTTACGAACTGCTACTGCTCGTCTTTACTTTTGTAAATATTATTATAATACAGGAGTGTTAGACGATAACTACAAGAAAGCTACGGAGCATAACTACGTAGGAAGGCCGCATAATATAGCGGTCGCAAAGTCGATGGCTTCCTATCTGATTAACACGATTAAAAGATTAGGAGAAGAACATGTCGCACCCGTACCGGGCGATAAACGCACACTGAATGGTATTCGAAGAAACTTCGAATTAGGTTGCGCTTCTAAAGTAACAGCTCGAATTAATCAAAAGTATAGAGAGATAGAGCGACAAGATCCCGGTGATTATCAAATCGAAGGAACGAAGCATAATCTTCCTGCTTTATATAAATCGGAATTAGCTTTATGCCAAGATCACTTAAAGAATCAAGGTATTCATCTTCGATCTACATCAACTAAACGTAATGTTACGAATGGAGAAGCTTATCATCGAGGTCGAGCGGCAGGTGAAAGTGTGTCGTTAAATACACAGTTGAATAAGAGTAGTTCTCGTTATATGTTAGGGAATGGCTAAAATAGAAGATTGCGATATCGTTCATGTTACCTGGTGGGATGCGTTTGACGCATTAGGAGCCGGGTGGCATGAATGGGAAGAGATCGACAAAAAAGCAGTTCTCGCTAAATGTACGAGTGTCGGATATTTATATAGAGAAAATGATGATGAAATCGTGTTAGTCGGAGATGAAACCGGTGAGTTCGGTTCAAGAATCACGGTCATCCCGAAAGCATGGACGATTGAAATCAGTACATTAAAAAAGGTAAAGAGATGAAACAGACTTTTCCGTATGTAGTGAAGGTGTATTACGAAGTTGAAGGACAGTTAAAAACTGTTGAATTTCAAGAATATGACGATCTTGAATACAGTAATATCGGTAAGATAGTACAGCGAATGGAAGATAAAATAGGGTACGATAAGATTAAAAACATCTTAGTTCAACCCGATGTCCCTAATCTAACGTCTTTCGGTCGTATGACTCCTTTAACTCTTCATTAACGGTTTAGACTGTTTCATTAAGTAAATATACTTTAGAATTAAGAAAGGAATAACAGAGATGAAAATACGATATGCGCAACGAACTTTATTAGAGTTCATTAACCAGTGGAGTTTACAACACCACGATCATGGCTACGATCAGTCTTGCTTTGAAGATTTAGAAAAAGACATGAACTTTCCTGTAAAAGAAATTAAAGATGTAAAGAATCGAGAAGATGTAAAATTCGTTACATTTTTACTTGACGATAAAGGAAAACATGCGAATCTTTATATGAGAGATGTTGATCTCAATGCGCTTCCGATCTTTGACACAGGAGATAGCGTCACGCTTCATTGATGAATGAAATGGTTTTTGGTAGGATGGGTTTGTCTAGGTTATGGCGTTGATCACACTTGTGTCAGAATGGGATCCGAAGTGATACACCCATCATATGACCAATGTAATGAATATTATCAAGCCATAACTCGAGACCTAAAAGACCTTGATACAGTAACATTAAAATTTACTTGTGTTCAAGCGGGACTAATTGAAGATGTACTATAAAGTTCTTCTGATAAAATTAGGGAATTGACCTTCTTGCTTAAATGTCATATAAGCAGCGTACCAATCATTTTTATATTCAGCTTGACAGAAAGTTTTAATTGACTCATCTTTATCTTCTTCTGTTTTAAAGAAGTTGAGAAAGTGATTCATTGATCGTTTGGTTAAATTAAACATTATATTTTCTCCTTTGTGGCACTTTATATTTAGGTTGATCGCTAAAGAAAATTGTTTATTTTGCACAGCAGATATATTATTTTTGAGTTGGCGGCATTTAAATTAACAAATAAATCCGTGTATATATAGCAAAAATCACTAATCGAGTGCCCTTGATTAGGAGTGCCGCCATCCCCTAAATAAAGATTCTTGTTTTACATTCTTTAGATAAAATTTATTATAAATAAAAAAGGAGAAAGTATATGACTAAAAAAGCAGTGTACGTTATACAAGCAGACGATCAGGAACTTCCTAAATCGATTGGCGATAAAAAACCCGATCTAAAGGAACTTCAAGCACACGTCGGCGGTTACATTCAAGTACTTCCCGGTCGATTGAACGGTCGCTCTGTTTCATTAGTTATTAATGAAGAGGGTAAACTTTACGGTTTTCCTAGAAATGAACTGGCCACCAAGTTATGGCTAGATTTCTATAAATGGAAACACAATGCGAAAGACGAAGATTTCAACGGGGATTATCTTGCTGGCCCTACTGTCGTCTTAGAAGGGTATCGTTTATGAGTAAGGGCTACGATCAAGCTTTAGGTATGGCGAGAGATTATCTCGCCCATACCATCACTCTCGAAATGATGCACACACCGTTTTATTTTAATGATAAAACTTATATCGGTTATGCGGAAAGCACGGAAAAGTATTTTTTACTTGATGAAGAAGATAACACGACGAAATGGGGTGATGAAAAAGATGTTCGTTTATGGTTAAACGATATACCTGAACCAATGATCATCCATTCTTTTTGTAATCTATTTTCAGATGATCGATTGACTATTTTCGAAATGTTCGAAGAAGTATTAGGAGTACATAATGACTACAAATAGAAAAGACTATATGGTTAGCTATATGCGAGGCTATATGAAAAACAAGAAAGTCTATTACCTCAATGACATCACGGATGCTTGCATGGAAAAGATTCAATACCATTGGCAGCGCCGTGCGGAAAAAGAAGGAATCGTAGGCAAGATTACCAAGAACTTAATCTTAAATCACATCGTGCAAGATTATATGAAGAAATCGGTTCCTAATGGTACGGAATTTCTTTATAATAAATTAAAGGAGAAAGAAGATGCGAAAAGTAGAGATCAAGCAAGTTGAATTGATTAATACGAAGTTAATTATCAATCAGCTCGAAGGTATCTTTCGTGCTCATGTTAATATTAGCACGGAGATGAATATGCTTCGAAATTCATTAAATAAGATCATGTCGAATATTTATAAGGAGGTCGAGATTGGGAGTCATCAAGAGAATACACATCAATCAACAGATCATTCGTAGAAATCGTAAGACAGGCAAGCGAGATGCTTGCATCACGATTAAAACGAGAGGGCGATCTATCTATGCGCATAACGTAGAACTAATGGGCGAATCGGAAGTGATTTATTCACCCGATAAGCCTTTAGATTGCGGCGCTCAAGTATGGGTCGAAACGAAAGGAAGTGTTTGGTATTTACCACCAGATAGTAAAAGCATGGTACTATTAGCAGAGAAAGGAGAAAGTGATCATGTATAGCTTTAAACATTTAGAAGAATGTCTTATTCGTAAGTACGGATGGGATCGAATTCCATGGTTTAGAAGTTGGAGGGAGGCTTATATTGTCAGACGAGTATAGCAAATATAAAAACATCGAGCATTGGCTTCGATCTACACAGGAAAAGCAGACTATTCGAGAGATCATGAATCATGGTTGTATTACAGGTGTCGTGAGTGAACTGATCTATTATAGTGATACAGTGAAGTTCTACGATGCTTTTGAGGACGAAATATGGAATCGATTAGACGCTGCCGCTACGAATATGGGAAGTAGTGATATTATTTCTTTTATGGGAATATATCTTGATACGAAACATATCGGAAGCTTAACCCAATTCAAGAATGCTCTCGCTTGGTGGGCAGTCGAAGATGCGGCTAATGATATGGAAATAGAGGTGGAAAATGAATGACGTAGGAAGTAAAGGTTGGATTCAAGCTAGATTAGATTTAGCTGATGATTATCTGACCAGTAACGATTGGGAGATCATCTTTAAAGCGGGTGATTTACTCGCCGATCCCGATGGTTTAATGAGAATAGCATCGAAAAAGCACGATATGTATCAGTACTATGAAACGTTATGTGGTATTTATAAGAAAAAGCAAGCGGATGTCTTTCGAAAAATTCGAGAAAGACGTGCTCTTTTAGATGTTAAACATACGATAAAGGTAATCGTGAAGGGTGGAATGGTTGAAGAGATTGAAAACCTTCCTCATTGGATCGATTACATAGTCGAAGATCACGATATGAAAGGATATAGATAAATGTCAAGTCGTATTATTATTACTGGTTTCGGTAAGAAAAACAAGGAAATCAAGGAAAAAGTACTAAAAGAAGTGGCTAAGAGATTACAGAAAGGGGTAAAAGATGAAAGATCCAAGGGTCATCCAAGATAAAATAGCACGCATTTATGATAAGCTACAGGTAGATGAAAGATACAGATTTAACCATGAGGAGTTAAGTTTGATAAAAGAAGCTGCCATGCTTGATTTATTAACAGCTAGTCAATTACGAGGGTTTATTTTAATACTTTGTGATGAGTATATCCTAAAACCGTCATATACTAGTGAATAAAAAAGCAATTTGGATTTTTATAAAAAGTGAAACGCAAAATGGCAATCCCTAATCCCAAGTGGTTACTTTTATTGTATATCAATAGGAATATAGGGATTAGTCAGAATTTTAGAGGCAATCCAGCTAATCCTACCGGAGGCAGTATTAACCCCTCTGAAGGTTTTTTATATTTATGAATTGGTCTCTATATAGTATAGAAAGGAATTTAAATGGACTTGATAGCTTATATAGTTATAGCTATTGGTATATATGTAGTTATACATTTATCTTAATAAACTTGTTTACTCAGGTTGTATTTAAGTTTATTATAAATAAAAATAGAAAGGAGAAAGCAAATGGCTTTATCAACCGATACCCAAAAGGGTAAATCAAAGACGCCAAAAGCTGTAAAAGCAAAGGGCGCAAAAGAAACTAAGAGTAAGGTAGTACCTACTCCTAGAGAAAAACAAGGCACATATAAGTACGACAGAGATGCTCGTATACAAGTATGTGTAGAGAAGAATCCAAAGAGAGAAGGCTCTAAGGGTTACAAGATGTTTGAGATCTACAAGAATGGAATTACCATTCGTGAGTTTCTCGAAGCAGGTGGTAGAACTATTGATATCGATTGGGATAGAGAGCGTGGTTTTATCGCTACAGAAGATAGAGACAAAGAAGGTATGGGAAGTAAAACTCCTAAAGCGACATTCACTTTATAATCGTTGTATACTTTGTTTTTATTATTCTTAGTATTATTTTATATTCATTTTCTTTTTCTGATAGGGGTCGTATTCCGGCCCCTATCTAACAACTAACCAAAGGAGGCTTATATGGCAAATACAGTAGAAGATATCATTAACGATATAGTATGCGAAAAGGTTGAAGAAGAAATCAACAACGCTGATATTGAAACAATAGTTGAAGATAAGGTTGGCGAATACTTAGACGACAACATTGTTGAATTACTTAAAAACAACTTAGATGACGTAGTTAAATTGCTGAAAGACAAGTTATGAGATTAAATCAGCAAACTACCATTATAGTTTTATTACTGTTATTAGTTTTAAAACAATACGGTGTCTTATGAATATCTTTGCTTTATCACGATGTGCTCAAACGTCAGCTGAATGGCTATGCGATAAGCATGTCGTGAAGATGATATTAGAGACAGGCCAGATGTTATCAACAGCTCATCATGTCTTAGAATCTGAACATCTTGGTAAATATAAATATTACGAACCAGCTTATGTAAATCACCCGTGTACAGTATGGGCCAGAACTAGTCATGCTAACTATTTCTGGCTATACGAACACTTCGAAAGATTGTGCCAATTATATGAGGAGATCTATAACAGAACTCATAAGACTTGGGTTAAACTTCATACCGCTTGTCGTATGAGTCCATTTAAATTATCTGGTCCATTTAAAACGCCAGATTCAGATGTTGCTCAGCTTACCGAGTTTCCTCAGTGTATGCCAGATCAATATAAAGATACTGACCCTCACATAGCATATCGTAGATATTACATAGGTGAGAAATTACATTTCGCAGAATACAAAAGTAGAAAGATTCCTGCGTGGATTACTAATAAAGATGTTTATCTTGATAATTAATTCTTTATTATAAAATTATAAGGAGAAAGAACTATGGCCGATCATTGTAATATATGCGATACTCGTAGACCCGATAATGGTACTAAAGCTATGATGCTAGGAAGTATGTGGGTTGAGTTTTGCGATAATTGTGAAAACACTGAAATGCGTAATGAAGAAACAAAAGAAGTAATTACAGTTAAGGAACTGTACGACAGAATAACTTTAAGGAGGACTGAACATGATACTTAGATGTAGAGCACAAATACCATACGAACCTACTAGTGTGAACGATCAGACTAGGTTTTATAATATATCTGTAGAGATACCTTGCAAAGACTTTGAGTCAGGAAAAAGAGAATTCTACAATACATTAGAAACTATTTGTCCAGCACTCGATGGTAGCAGATTATGGAAAGAAAGATACTACATGAAAGAATTTAAAGATGTTTCATTGGGTAGTTAAATAATTTATAATAAACAAAAGGAGAAAGTAGAAAATGCATGACGAATATCAAAAACTAGAGAATGACCTTATTGATACAGTTCGCTATTTTAAATCTGATAGTAAACTACAAGATAGGGCTTTTAAGAATGCTTATACTATTCTGATATATAGACAGATGGATACGATTAATCTTGCTATATCTAGATTACAGAGTTTAGTTAATTCATGGGAACTATGCGATGGTATGGACGATATAAATGAATTACCAGGTTTCTGCGATAACTATCCATTCAAACATTCACTAGATGAAATGGATACTATGTGGGGTGATATGAATGAAGATCAACGTAAAGAATATAATGCTAACAAGTTTATGGAACTTAAACAAAGACGTAGAGCATTAGGAGACAAGAAATATATTCCTGATGAAGATAAAGAGGTTTCATCTGACGAATAATAGTTTATAATAAAACAAAAAGGAGAAAGAAATGGACGTAAAAAAGATTTGGCAAGACAAAGAAATTAACTTTAGTATGCAAGAAATGCTTGCTCAGAACTATGAGGAAGTACAGCATAGAGCGAAAGCATATCGTTATATGGCAATTATAAATGAATCCATTAAAAGGCTAAAAGAAATCCAAGAAAAGTATTGGGTCAGTGTATTAGCTAGTGACTACAGTGATAAGAAACTAGAAGATATCCCAGGCTTTGGTTATAACTACCCGTTCAAATGCGATCTATCAGAACTAAAACCTAATTGGGGAGAGTACCCATGTTTCGCTCCTGTGTCAGAGGAAGATAACAATGAGTGATTTCAAACGTATCATACATAAAGTAAACACATTAATGATTAATGGTGATGACGAAATGAAAGAGTCAGAGAAAGATGACTTCGAACTATACTGTAAGATTAATTACAATCTTAGCGATTTCTATGCTAACATTGAGTTTTACTACAACCCAATGACTACACAGACTTTAGTAGAATTGTTTGACGGAATAGAAGTTGTTACAGCTAGATTTAAGACATGCCTTAAACCTTCTGAATGGATTATCTGGTACGCAGACTTAGCAAAGAAAAATGTCGATAGTAATTTAATTGTTTAGAAATGCTTTTTAAAATTTTATAATAAAGAAACTTTAAAAAGAAAGGTCGAAAGATGAAAGATGTAACCGCATACGCATTAGTAAACACGAAAGATAAATCGTTTTACTATATGCCAAACGAACTAAATCATGAAACTACTGATTATATTTTTTCTATGACTTATGAATTAGCATTAGAAAAGCTAGAGTATGTTCACAGTGAAACAAACGATTCAGTAGAAATCGTGCCAATTAAAGTTAGGAGAGATTAATATGAAAGTGTACGCAATATTTAATGTCGATTCCGACAATACTTCTATTAGTCATAAAGACTTAAATAATGAAGATGCTGTCCATAAATATATAACAGTTCCTACTTTAGCCTGGGCAGATAAAGACAGTGGATTCGTAGAATACGATATGGACAAAGAGAAGATATCGCATTTCGTTTTATTCCCTGATTCTAAATCTGCAATAGCTGAAGCTAGAGAATTATCTGGTCATTCAGGATTAGAATACATAGTCAAGGAATTAGAATTAGATTTAACCGGAGGGTTAAACGTTCCTAACACGATCTTTAGTTCATACGATGACCACCCTTATTAATATAAAAACCTAGTATTTACTTATCGGGCCTTTTAGTTTATAGATAATTCTATGGATAAAGGACCCGATAATATTATTGATTTTACTAGTGCAGAAAATAAGATTTTATCAGACAAGGAAAAGAAGTTTGTTGAATTCATATTTCAAGGTTTAGGTAAGAAACAAGCGGCTTTGGAAGCCGGTTATGCTCAATCTGCAGCGCACGTTCAAGCGACACGCCTACTAAAGAAAGATAAAATACGCAAGGCCCTTGATCGATTACGCTCTCTTCAACACCAACAAACCGTTCATACGATGGACAAAGAGATCGAAGCGATTGATGCCATGATCCAAGAAGCTCGAGATAGAGGGCAAATTGGTGCAGCGGTTCAGGCCGCTCGACTCAAGGCACAAATGTTAGGGTACCTTGTTGATAAGAAAGAGATTAAGACAACAAACCTTGACACCATGAGCGAGGACGACATCGTCAATTACCTTGATTCCCTCAAAGCATCCTACAGCAACACGCAGTAAGCGTGGTTGATGGTTGTTGATTGTTGACCCTTGACTCTTGATCAGTAATGTACAACCCGGATCCAGGAGTACGGAGTACGGGATCACGCAACAACATACCAGGATCTTTGTACAAGTCTGTACAACCCGGATCAACGAAAAAATTAAATGTCATTATTTATAATAAAGATGTTTACTTCTGTTAATTATTTTAGTAAAATAAAGCAACAATAAAGGAGAAAGAAAAATGAAAAAAACCGAAACTAAACTACCTAGAACTGTTAATCAAATCGGAAACGATATCTGTCTTTTTAGATTGGTTAACCCGAAACAAGACGGAAGTAAATCGCATGAGATTTACTCAAAAGCACAGAAAGCTACTACGATCAAGGAAGCTTTCGAACAGGGTTACAGAACTATTGATATCGCATACGATAGCATGAGTAATGGGAAGTTTAAGAAACCTAATGTACTTATCGCAAGATATCTTAAAAAAGACCATAAGGAATTATACTTGACATTCCTTAAGGAATTTGAGGGAGTCAAGCTTTCACCTCAAATGGAAAAGAATGTGAAGGAATTCACAGCATTAGTTAACAAATTATAATTCGAATTGGGGACCTTCGGGTCCCCTTTTTTTATTCTTGATCGATTGATCCCTGTTGATCAGTTGATCCTTGACTCTTGATCATTGACGTTTGTCGTTAGACAAAGTACGTAGTTCGTAGTTTGTCTATAATAAACAATCAATTGCGCTTCGTAAGCAAAGCTCTGCGCAACTCTGATCAACTAAATAATATTATTTGTTTAGAATTGATTTTATTTAAAATATTCTAATTTTAGAAAGGAAAGAATATGGACTTAATACTGTATATACTACTAATTGCTTTTATAGCTATTACTACTACGCAATTTTAAGTTCTTTATAAAGAAATATATTTAATAAAAAAAATTAAAAAAAGTTAAAAAATAATTTTACTTTTTTTAAAAAATATGAAATAAATATACTATTCTTTAATATAAAGAATAAAGAAAGGAAAAAGAAAATGAATAAAACTAAAGTAGAAGAAAAAGGAAAAGGAAAACTAAATAAATTTCCTTCTTCTTTAATAAGAATTAAAGATAATTTAATTCTTCATAGATTAGTAAACGATAAAAAAGGAAAATCGTTTACTAGATTAGAGAATTATAAATTCTCTACTACTATAGAAAATTCCGTTAAAAACGGAATGAATAAAGACGATTACGATTATAATACTTCTAAGTTAAAAACTATCTATTCGATAGATTTAAATAATCTAAGAAAAGAAAATAAACTTAGATACTTAGATACTATTAATCTTAATCTTTCATTTCTTAAAGATAGTAAAATAACTAATAAAGATGAATTATTATCTTTAAATAAGAAAGCGTTAGAAGAAGTAAATAAATTATAATCTTAATTTTTTCTAGAGAGAGTAAATACTCTCTCTAGAATTTTCGATTAAGTTTATAGAAAAAAATTTCGTATAAGTTTCAAAAAACGAAAGGGCGGCTGATAAAGAGGATCGAAGAGCCGCAACAAATGGCTTTTATGTGTATAAATTTCGTATATAAATAAATAAATGGCTTTTCTTACTGTCAATATTCCCCCTATTGAAGTTTATGTGAAAAAAGAGTATCTTTACGACCATGAAAAAGGTCATGGAGAATTTGAAAAAGGCGTGTGGGTCACTGCTAAGTCGATTACCGGCCGAGCTTTGTATTTCGAAACGTACTTATATAATTCTGGCGCTCTTTATGATAAGTTGCCTATATCTGCTTTCTGCTCAAAGCTAGTAGATAAAGACGATAGCTTACCATTAGAAGAGTTACAGTTATGGGATTGTTTTAGCTATCATGTAGCTGTAATCCAGAAATGTAATCCCGGGACAGGGCGTTGCAAGTATTTATCCCCAAGTAAAAATTGGCACTACGGAACTTATTTGTTCACGATAGATTCTGCTCACCCTGATCCTAATATTCCTGATGTCGGATATTCCGAAGTCCCGAGCCAACATAAGTCGTTTAATATTCTCGAACTAGATAACGGCCACTATGCGGCGCAACCGAATAATCGAATAATTTTTTATGATAAAAGCTTGTCTCCCAAAAAAATGATGTTCCCTGACTATAAAGTTTCGACTATTGAATATAGTGTCGAGCATCATTCTAAATGGGTCGCAGGCGATGATGAAAGTTTCTTTTATGAACTTAGAGATACTACAAAAAGCTGAACAGATAATCTTAGATAAAAACGCTCCTCAAGAGATTCGAGAAAAAGCGTTCTTAGTCATCAAGAATCAAAAAGAAAAACAGGAAGTATCTGGAGCACAAACTTCCATATTAAAGTTCGCTCAACACATGTATAACGGGTATAGTACTCCTGCCCATATACAATTAATCGCTAAAAATTTGGAAGCATTAGAACGAGATGAATTTGATCGTCTAGCAATTTTTATGCCGCCAAGACATGGAAAGTCAATGCTATGTTCCGAAATGTTCCCTGCCTGGTTTCTTGGAAGGAATCCAAAAAATTTCGTTATTCAATCTACGTATGCTCAAGAACTAGCTGATGATTTTGGACGCAAGGTGCGTAACCACGTGAAATCGGAAGAGTTCTTAAAAGTTTTTCCGAACACGGCACTTCGAGATGATTCTACTTCAGCGAAACGTTTTCACACCGTTCAAGGTGGAACATACTCAGCAGTCGGTGCGGGCGGCGCAATTACCGGTCGTGGTGCACACTTACTCATTATTGATGATCCGATTAAAGGGCGAGAAGATGCGGAATCTCAAGTTCAAAGAAGGAATTTGATTGAATGGTATAAGTCAGTCGCATTTACACGATTAATGCCGGGCGGAAAAGTCATCATTATTCAAACACGATGGCACGAAGAAGATCTCGCCGGTTTCGTTTTAGAAAATGAACCAGGGCAGTGGAAAGTTTTAGATCTTCCTGCGATTAACGATAACGGGGATGCTCTCTGGCCCGAAGCCTATCCTCTCGAAAAATTAAAAAAGATTCAAGCGACAGTCGGAGAAAGAGTGTGGCAATCTCTCTACCAGCAGAAGCCAAGTGCGGAGCAAGGGCAAATCTTAAAAAGAGATTGGTGGAGAGTATGGGATAAGAAAAGATTTCCTGCATGCCACACGATCATTCAATCGTGGGACACTGCTTTCTCAGCGAAACAATCCGCAGACTATTCAGCAAGAACAACGTGGGGTGTGTTTACGCATATAGATAAAGAAGGAAAAGATCAAGCTTGTATTATTTTATTAGAAGCGTGGCGTAATCGTGTCGAGTATCCTGAACTACGAAAAGAGGCTCAACAATCATTTTTCGATTGGAAGCCCGATGTCGTTTTAGTCGAGAAACGAGCATCAGGTCAAAGCTTACTTCAAGATCTACGAAGAGCAGGGATCCCTGTGAAAGAATTTACACCCGATCGAGATAAAGTTTCCAGAGCCCATGTCGTAGCTTCCATGTTAGAAACGGGACTAATTTGGATTCCGAATGAAGCGTGGGTCGATGATTTAGTTGAAGAATGTGCTTCTTTTCCTTATGGAAAGCACGACGATTTAGTCGATACGTCAACTCAAGCGTGGCAGCTGATACGAGATAACTATTTAGTTTCTCACCCGAACGATCCTGAAGATGAAGAATGGGACGATAAACCTTATCGAGTCATACAGAAAAAGTCCTTTTACAGTTAAATAAATATCGTTATAGTATTCGAATGGCAAGTATGTATAAAGCGACCAAGCCCATGCCGGCGAAATCTAGTCCGAATTATGCGAAAGCTTTAATCGAGGAAGATGATCGTTTCTATGACAAATATCCTAGATGTCTAAGAGATGATGAGATGCTCGTAGAGGCGATGAATAATCCAGGAAAAGAAATCACTAGCGATAGCATGCAAGAAACACCTATGGAAGTAAGTGGCATGATGGTCATTAAAATAAAGGGGTAGAGTTATGAAGAAAAAAATGGACTTAGATAAAGACGGAAAAATTTCGTCTTATGAAAAGAAACGAGGCATGGCGATTATGAAAGCAATGTCAAAGAAAAAGAAAAAGGGTAAGAAGAAAAAGTAATGCCTAAAAAATATAAAGGAACAAGATCAAGTTTAGGACCTGGTCCGAGTGATCGAGAAGGCGTAGAAACCGCAGCACGTGCTATGGAAGGAATGAAATCTAGATACTTAAATACGACTAAAGCTGAAACTTCTTCAATGGGAAGTGACGGAAGTAAAGAAACCAAAGAGTGGTTAAGTTCAAAGGAGTAAATCATGCCAGGATCAAGATATAAAGAATTAAAAGAACTTCTCGATAAAGCTGTAGAAGAAGATGATCAAGATACGATTGATATTATCGAGCCTGAACTAGAGCAACTTGAACCGGAAGATGATGACGATTAATGCCGGACAAGCAACCTCCTAAAACAAAGAAATATTTTCGCTCTACAAAAAGTGGAGCGGGTATGACGAAAGCAGGGGTAGCTCGGTATCGAAGAGAAAATCCAGGTTCAAAATTATCGACAGCGGTAACAGAAAAAAATCCGAAAGGAAAACGTGCCGCTCGAAGAAAATCGTACTGTGCTAGAAGTGCGGGTCAAATGAAAAAATTTCCGAAAGCGGCCAAAGACCCTAATTCTAGATTACGTCAAGCGAGAAGAAGGTGGAGATGTTAAATAGATCTTCTTTTCCAAAACAAATGAAAAATTGTAAAAAGAGAAAAACAAAAAAGAAAACGAAAGGCAAGAAAAAGTAATGGCTACTAAATTAGAAAACGAATTAGAAAAATTAAGAAAAGAAAATAAAAGATTAGATAGGGAAGTTACTAAGCTTCAATCGAAAGTTTCACAGAAAGACCAATCGTTAAAAGAAAAAGATTTACATATAACATTTTTAACTGATCGTCTATCCAATTGGGCAGATAAATTTTTTGAATTACGAACTAACTTTATTAATTTACCAATAGGTGAAAAAGTTAAGCTACAGGAGAAAATGCAAGGTGGCGAATGAAGATAACAAATTAGAAGATGTACTAGAAATAGAATCAGACGGTTCTATTAACGTAGACATTTCTGAAGGTGATGAAGAAGAGGAAGAAGAGTTTGTTAATCCTTATGAAACAGATCACTATGCAAACTTAGCTGAAGATCTAGATAAAGATAAACTAGCTGAAATTTCATCTGACCTTTTAAATAAATTTGAAAACGATAAGTCCTCTCGAAAAGATTGGGAAGATCAATATTCAAAAGGACTAAAAATGTTAGGTGTTATTTCAGAAGAAAGAGATGATCCATTCCCTGGTGCTTCTGGAGTTCATAATCCTTTAATGGCGGAAGCTGCAACTCAATTCCAAGCGAGAGCAATTTCTGAAATGTTTCCACCCGGCGGCCCTGTAAAAACACAAATTATTGGAAAAGTTACAGAAGAAAGAGAGATGCAGGCTCAAAGAGTTCAAGAATTTATGAACTATCAAATCACTCAGTTAATGCCCGATTACTTTAGCGAACTAGATCAGATGTTATTTAACTTATCTCTAGCAGGATCAGCGTTTAAAAAAGTTTATTATGACACTGCTTCAGATCAAGTAAGTGCTAAATTCATTCCTGCGGAAGATTTAGTCGTTTCCTACAGTACAACTGAATTAGATACTTCTCCTCGATATACTCAAATTATGAAATTAACGACTAATGATGTTAAAAAATACATGAAAACGGGTTTTTATCGTGACATTAAATTAACTTCAGCTTCAAATGATGATGAAGAAAGTCAAGTTCAACAGACTTTAGATGAATTAGACGGAATTAACCCTGGTAATAGTGATCAAACTAGACAAGTTTTAGAGTTTCATGTTAACTATAACTTAGGAAATGATGAAGATGACTTAGAGTTACCTTACATTATTACAGTAGATCGCTCTTCACAGCAAATTTTAGCGATTAGACGCAATTGGAAAGAAGATGATAAGCTACAAAACAAGCGAGTTTACTTTATTCACTATAAATATTTACCAGGTTTAGGCTTTTACGGCTTCGGTTTAATACACATGATCGGTGGATTACAGCATGCAAGCACGGGTGCACTCAGAGCGTTACTTGATAGTGCTGCATTTGCAAATTTAAATGGTGGATTTAAAGCGAAAGGTGCTCGAATTGAAGGTGGAGACATTACAGTATCACCTGGTGAGTGGGTTGAAGTCGAAGCTTATGGCGATGACTTAAGAAAATCGTTTATTCCACTTCCATTTAAAGAGCCATCACCTACTTTAATGCAGTTATTAGGAATTTTAACTGAATCTGGACGTAGATTTACTTCAATTGCTGATGCTATGGTCGGAGATGCAGCTTCATCTGCTCCTGTC